CGGCGACTTCCGCGGCGCCGGCGGCGACACCATCTCGATCAAGGTCCCGGCCCGGACCACGGCCCGCACCCGCGCGCTGCGCGGCACGCGGACGGCCGCCTCTGAGGGCACCGGCATCATCACGATGGACGAGCTGACTGAGACCAAGGTGGATGTCACCCTGGACACGGCCGTCTACTCGGCCATCCCGGTCACCGATGAGGAGCTCACGCTCGACATCACCGACTTCGGGGCCCAGGTGCTCGAGCCGCAGGTGCGCGCCGTGGCCGAAGGTATCGAGAATGCCGTGGCCGCGGAGATGACCGGCGCGACCTACGCGGTCAACCTCACCTTCGACTCGACCGACCCGTGGAAGACCCTGGTCGACGCGCACGTCGCCCTCAACAAGGCGAACATCCCGCGGACCGACCGGGTCGTCGTGGCCGGTGCCGACGTCGAGGCCGCGATCCTCAAGTCCGAGCACCTCGCCCGGGTCGACCACTCCGGCAGCGACGCCGCGCTCCGTCGCGCCGAGCTGGGCCGGCTGGCGAACTTCCCGGTCTACGTCACCAACGCCATTCCGTCGAACCTCGCGTTCGCGTTCCACCGCACCGCCTTTGTTCTTGGCATGCGGGCGCCGGTCAAGCCGGACGGCGTGCCCTACGGCGCCTCGCAGTCGGCCTACGGCCTGGCGATGCGCTGGCTGCGCGACTACGACTTCCGCAACGTGCAGGACCGGTCGCTCGTCGACACCTACATCGGCACGAACATCGTTGCCGACGGCGCCAACGAGGCGCAGACCGTCACCGTCACGGGTTCGCCCACCGGCGGTACGTTCACGCTGACCTGGTCGGGCCAGACCACCGCAGCGATCGCCTACAACGCGACCGCGCTCACCGTGCGCAACGCCCTGGAGGCGCTGAGCAACATCGAGGCCGGCGGCGTCACCGTCACCGGTGCGGCGGGCGGCCCCTACACGGTCACATTCACTAATGGCGTGAACGTCGCAGAGATGACCGCGACCGCGTCGCTGACCGGTGGCTCGACTCCGGGCGTCACCATCGCCACGGCGACGGCCGGCGCGTCTGCCGCGTTCGTGCGTGCGGTGAAGATCAGCTTGTAGATCAACTTCTCCCTGACCTGCGAGTTCATTCCGATCGGAGGTCATCGTGGAGATGCTCGCCGACGTCACCGACCTGCAGGCCCGACTGGGCCGACAGCTGGACGGGGACGAGCTGGTGCGCGCCGTCGCGGTCCTGGAGGACGCCTCCGCGCTGGTCCGCGAGGAAGTCGGAGACACCGTCTGGACCGACTCGGTCACCGGGCTGTTGCAGCCCGAACTGGTGCCCGGGTCGGTCCGGGCGGTGGTACTCCGTGCCGCCGAACGGACCATGCGAAACCCCGGCGGGTTCTCCTCGGAGAGCTCGGGCGACTACACCTACCAGAGGACCGGGGTACAGCCCGGGGTCTACCTCACCGACGGTGAGATCAAGATCCTGCGCCGGGCGACCGGCCGGACGGGCCTGTGGACGCAACCGGTGACCCGTAACGACTGCCTGCCGAACACGATCTTCTATGAGGACTCGTTCGGCTGCGAGCTGTTTCCGCTCGACACGTACTACGGGTGATCCGAACGCGCCTTACGGCGCTGATATGGGTGCACGCACCGGCGTTGGCGAAGGCGCGTTCGGCCCTTTAAGTGTACCGGAGGTCAAGCGATGTCACTCATGCTCGACCACGGGCCTCACCACGTGACGATCTGGGTCGAAGAGACTGTTACCGACAGCTACGGAAACACGGTGAAGCGCCCCTCGGACACCCCGGTCGAGATCCGTAACTGCCTGGTGCAGCCGCTGGCCTCGACCCGCGGCGCGTTTCCGGCACTGTCGGTCACCCAGGGTCAGCGGGTGGACAACGCCTACCGGTTCTTCGCCCGCGACGCCCCGCTGGGCTGGTGGAGCCGTGTGGTTTGGCACCATCCGGACGGGCGGGACCGGTCGATGACCCTGATGGGCGGTCCGCTGCTGCACGAGGCCAGTCCGGGCAGCCGGCACGTCAGCGCCACCATGCACGAGGAGTCTTGATGCGGATCGAATGGATCCTCGACGACGGCAAGATGCAGAAGAAGATCTCCCACGAGATCGGCGTGATCCAGGCGGTCAACCGGGTGGCCCGCGAGAAGGCGGCCATCGCCCGCGGCTACCTGGCAGGGCACCGCGCCGAGGGGCACTCCTACATCGACGTGACCCGCGGCAAGGTCGACTCGTTCGTCAACCTCAACGACATCGGGTCCAAGTCGAACAAGGGTCACCCCGCTGCGGCGGCCATCGAGTTCGGCCGCTCCGGCGACTCCCCGACGCAGGGCGTTCGTGCGCTGTCCCGGGCGTTCGGGCTCACCAGCGGTCCTCGCCGGCGCCGGAACTCCGGGCGCGCGGGCGGACGGCCTGGGTAGCACGGTCGGCAGGAATCGAACCCGCACTAAAGGTTTTGGAAGCCTTTGTGCTACCACTACACCACGACCGCGCATAGAGCATAGCAAGCCGACTCGGAGGGTCGATGACATTTTCTGTCGACCCCATGGACGTCATCCTGCCGATCCTGCGCGACACCCTGCCGGGCATCCTCGGCGGCGACGTCGAGATCATGAGCCGGGTGCCTGATGGTGTGCCGTTCTTTGTGCCGCTGGTCGTGGTGCGCCGCACCGGCGGGTCGTCGATCGCTCCGGACCTCTACGACCGGCCCTGGCTGAACTTCCAGCACTGGGCCGGGCCGACCGAGACCGTCGACGCCGCGCGCAACGCGCACAACCTCGCCGACGCCACCCGCCAGGCACTGTGGCAGGCCTGGCGCCAGCAGCTCACCACGCCGGCCGGGCACATCGTGCACCTGCGGGAGTCCTCGGCTCCCGAGGAGATCAACGACCCGGACGTGCCGCACTACGCGCGGTACATGGCGACCTACGAGATCAGGATCCGGCGCAACCCGCTGGCGCCGTAGTTCCACGGTCCTCGCCCGCTCGCTCTCCGTTCCTGCCTCGCTCCCCGCTGAGGCGCGGCCCCGTCATGCCTCGAAAGGGTGTTTATTTTGGCACTTTCTGACGCCTCGGTGATCATTCCCGGGACAGGTTCGATTTACCTGGCCCCTGCAGAAACCGTCGTCCCCGCGAACCTCGTCACGCCCGCCGCGCCGTGGGTGAACCTCGGGCACACGTCGCTCGACGACGGCCTCACGATCACCCGCGACGGCGGTGACAGCGAGGTCATCGGTACCTGGCAGAACCCGTCGCTGCGCTCGCGCGTGGACCCGACGACCTTCGCGATCACGATGGTCGCCCACCAGGTTGACAACGACGTGCTGGGCCTCTACTTCGGTGGCGGTGACGCGACGGGCACCGACATGTTCGGCGTCACGGCCACCACCGGCACTACCGACCGCGCGATGTACGTGCGCATCGTGGACGGCGCGAACTCGGTCGGGCTTTACCTGCCCAAGGTGTCGATCTCCTCGGAGGACGACATCGAGGTCGACCCGGAGGGCTTCCTGTCCTTCCCGCTGCGGGCCACGGTACTGCAGGTGACCGGCGAGGACCTGATGACCTGGCTCGCCGGCAACCTCGGCGCGGCCTGACCTCTGATCGTCGGGGTGGGCGGCCTGGCCGAGGACCCTGGCCGCCCGCCCCGGCCCTCTGATCTGGCTATCGGCGTGGGTCTAGATGCAGTGTGCGAGCGACTCGTTCGCGCAGGGACTCAGGAAGCTGACCGCGCGTAGCGTCGTACAGCTCTCGCGCTGCCTCCTGCACCCGGCGCAACTCGCCGCCCTGTTCGCTGACAGTCATCACGTTACGAGCCCCGGAATTAGCTAGCTCCAGCTGTAGCTCAGCTATGTAGGCCAGTAGTGCGTCTGCCTCGTCGTCAGTAACTGGGCGCCCCCACTTTCGAGCCCGGCGTGCGGACTTTATTGGATCATCAAAGTCCATGATCTGTGACTCCTTCTTATTGCCAGATGGGGTCATTGCTCGCCTCAGTGTACGTCAACTCATCTAGTACCGCAAGCCAACTGTCCTCACC